AAGTCTAAATACAAATTCTTTATCATCAATAAGATTTTTTGGTAGGTTCTTAAATATATCTTCAGGAATATCTGTGCCATCACTGCCAAGCATCAAACCTCTTTGTCTTTCACCAAAAGCACCAAGTCTTGTTGGTTGATTTATTTGCTCAGATGTTAAAGGTCTTGCTTGCCTTAATTGTTGAAAATCAATAGAACCGTCAGGGTCTACTGCACCTCTTATTCCTTGCCCTTCAAGAATCTGGTTAATCCTGTCAGCATTCTGATTCTTGTACTCGGTGTAGGACTGAGTAAAGGCTCCACTTTCTTGGGAGACAACCCTCGTTCTAATCGCAGTTGGTCTCGCCTCCGTTGCATTCTGTCTACCAGTTCTCCGAAAGTAATCGTTGATGAGTTGTTCGAAGTCGATGATTTTGTCTGATTCTTCTCCATAGTTAGGATTATACTTTCTAACAGTAAAATATTCAAGTGATTGAAAGTCACCACTTACAGTAAATCCTGCAAATCCATTTTCGTTTGCAAGTTGTGTAATAGCTTGTAAATCATCATCTGTTAATCTATTTGTAAATGTGTAAACAGTTGAAAAATCACGAGTCACTCCCGGCTCAATAACTTCACCAATTGGTAAGTCTTCTAGTGGATTTCTTGCTGTTCCCATTGGTGCTCTTACAGGTCGTAAATCATCTTGTGTAATTCTATTTGTAATTATAATTTCTTTTTGATTTAAATCTTTGTCTGCGATGTCAACAATTCTTGCAACAGATAAATCAGAATTCGCTGGATTTGTAACAATCATATCAATACTCGGTTCTATTTCATTAAAATATTGTCCAACACCCGGTGCAATTCTGAGGTCTGAAAATCCTCTTTCTAAGTTTTGTAAACCTCTATTTTCATTTTCTATAAAAATACCTGCGTTTGCATTCAAAGCAGACAACTCTGAGAACAATCTGTTTCTTGGTGTTACGCCACTTTCTTGAAATATTTTCTTTATTTCATTTTGTTTGTCTACATATTGTTGTGGAAACAATCTTGTTGCAGGTTGGTCTGCTTCGCCAGTTACAGATGGTGAAATACTTACCCTCATTCTTGGTTGTGTAGGTGCAGTACCATAAGAAGGAAATATAGATTCTTGTATAAATGGTTGGTCAACTTCTGTTGGTCTTAATATATTTGGTACGTCTAATGGTTGGTTTTGTCTTGCTAAACTTCTGCCAAGCAGTCCAACTCCTGCTGCAGTTGGTAAAGCAGTTGATAGCAAAGCAGTAAATGTATTTTCAAATGGTTGTGCAATACCTTCTTGTTGTCTTTGTTCTACACCAGAAATTGCTGTAGCAGCCGGCAATTGAACTGCAGTCTCTGCTGCTAATCTTCTTCCAAACGGTCCACCTGCAACAGGTTCTGCAAATGTTCTTATTGTTCTAGGCACTATACCAGTGCCCAAATTTCCTAACACTGCAGGTCCTGCACCTGCTGTTAATATTGTAGTTCCTAAATCTAATGGTGATGTTAATGCTGCTGCACCTCCAAGTGTTGCCTCTAATCCTGTCATCCCACCTACAAAAGGTACACCTTCTGGAATTTCAGAGCCAAACTGTGCACCATATTGTCTTGCAACGGCTGGGTCAATCAGAGGTGTAAGAACTTCACCAGCCTCATAAAGACGTTCACCACCACCAACAGGAAGCTGTCTAACTGCTTCTCCTCCCGGCATAAAATAAGTACCAAATTCTGCAAGCCCTAATCCAAAATCTCTTAAATCTTCACGACTAGGATTTACAACACCACCTTCACCAAAAAAATTAATACCAGCATCTTGTGTTCTTTGAGGAGGTCCATATTGAGGAATGCTTACAGTTGGTTCAACATCACCTAAATTACTTATGTAATTTAAAAACTGTCTGAACTTACCGGGTTCTTTTACTTTTACATTTGGACCAATAGTTTCTTTTGCTACTTGGTCAAGTAATTGTTCGTCTCTTTGAAAGTCTTGAAATGTCACTTTTACCTTCCAAAAAAGAATCTACCACCAGATGTAATTCCTCTGTCACCCATACCTGTTCGTGCTGCAGGTTGGTTTCTAAACATATCTTGGAAGTCAAGACCTTGTATGTATTGTTGGAAGGTTGGGGGTGTTTCGCCCATTCTACCTGCTCTTCCGTATACACCTAAGTAATCAGTAAATACAGGTTTGTAAAGATTTCTAAAAAAATTTCTTTGATTAAAACCTTGTGCTTCAGGTAAAAAAGATTGAAGTAAGGCTTGCCTACCTAAATCAGTATCCTCTAGTGTAGATGCAAATAAATTGCCTGCAGAGTAATCTGGTCCCATTACCATGTTGTGCCCCCTTTATCCCAAACCAAATCTTTGTTGTAAGAATGGTAAGAATGTATTTTCTCTTCCAAAACCTTCACTTTCTTGAAAATCTTGTAACACCTGTGCAGATGTTGGTAAAAATCTATTAGCAAATAAAGAGCCAAACCTATTTCTAGCAGCACCTCTTGCTAACTGTTCTGCTTCTATGGCAAAAGGATTTCGACTAACACCAGTTCCCACTCCTAATTGTGGGTTCTGTAATTCAGATAAAAAAGGATTATCAGGGTTTCTTCCCATTCCAACTAAATTTTGGAATGTTTGTGCTGCTTGTTGAAAAGGATTGCCAGTAAGTCTTAATGGTGCACCTTGTTGATTTATTGCTGTTTGAATATTTCTTAATGATGTCAAAGGTGTTGCTAATAAATTTGCTGCTGAACGACCAAAACCACCTGTAATATCTATGTTTGGCAATGCTCTTCCAACAGCTTGCCTTCCTTGAACAAATGGACTTGTAAAATCTGGTAAAAATTGTTCTAAAAAGTCTTGTCGTAATTGTCCAGAATCACCTTCTTGTGAAAATGCACCTGTGTTGAATGCTCTTGAACCAATGTTTTGACCTTGTGAATTAAAAACTGTAGCGTTTTCTGGTAAACCATCTTGCACGCCATCTACTGTTACAACTGCTGCACCAGAGTCTTCAATGTCACCAACTCCAAACTGCCTTCCTCTTCTTTGTGCTTCTGCCTCGCTAGTTGCTTGAACGAAAAAAGTTTGAGTGCTTCCGTTTGGCAACCTAACTGTTATTTGATAATACCTCATTCTTCTTCTAATCCTATACTTCTAAGTAATTGAGTTCTTTCACTTTGGGCTCCGGGTCTGGGTGCTGCCGTGTTATTGCCTTGGTTAGGTGATGGAGTATTCGGTATGCCTCCCATGGCTGCATTAGGCATGACCTCTGGTCTTACTCCATTCGATGTAGGGGCTCCCGGCTGAGGGGGTGCCATTGGTTGCTGCATCTGTCCATATTGTTGCATAAATGCCATACGTTGTGCAAGTTCCTGCATCTGTTTTTGTTCTTCAGCAATTTTAATTTCTTGCAAGTAATGTTGAGCCATTTGCTCATCACCACTCTTCATTGCTGCAGTGTAAAGCTGAACTAACTGCATAATCGGTGTCGATGTTCTTGCAATCTGTTCGTATATTCTTTGTCTTTCTAAATCTGCATCTTGCATTCTAAGAATTCTATCTCTTGCAAAGTCCATTGACACAAGCGACTCACCAGTTGCTGTAGGTTGAGTTGCCATCTGTGCAATTGAATATCTTTGCATATCATCTTCTGGTAATGCAGGCAGTAAAGTAAATGTTAAATCACCGTGGTTTTTTATGTCATCTGGTTTTATCGGTCCATCAAAAGGCATCTTTGCGTATGTTTTACCCGATACATTCAACGCCTTGTACGATTTAGTTTCGTACATCATAATCAAATGTTCAAAAGACATCTCAAGTAAGTTCTGAACTGCTGTAAGTCTTGGAATAACTTTCTGTTCTATGTTAGTTCCAAGCTGTCTCATCGCATAACCAGATATCGGTGCTTGCAATATTCCAAAAGCCTGTGGTGGTAATCCACCGTCTACTTCATCGTCATTGATTGCACCAAGCAATACGTCTGCATCTCTTGGTGATTGTGACAACGGTAGTGGCTGTACGTCTTCTTGGTTTTGAGTTGACACATTTATTTGTGACCCCTTCTTTGACGGGTTGTCTTCCAATGCCTTAGTTCCGTCTAACGATGAAACCTTGTAGGCTTGGTCTACTGCTCTTGCAGCAAGTGCCATCCTGTATGAGAAAACTCTGTTTTTAAACTTAATGATGTCCCTGTTAGGAGCAAAAATTGATTCTGAGAAGTCTTTAATTGGGTCTTCAATGTCTGCCATACTATCAATCTGTCGCATTCCTGTGTCAGATGTAGCAAGTAAGGGTACACTCCCAACAGGAACAGTACATATCGGGAACATCATTGCAAAAGTGTCTGCAGGTTTCTTGGCATAATGGTCATCAATAATTACATAGTTCATGTATTTGACTTCACCGTTTACAACTTGTCTTTCGTAACAGTCGTAAACAAACTCTACTTCGTGACCATCGTCAAGCGTTACATCGTAAAATTTAAAATTCTTGTAGGTGTCTCTTATCTCTGACCTTGTTTGAGTCATTCTGTAAGCTGCAAAGATTGGTTCTTCTTCTCCGTACTGGACAACCAAATGTCTTGGGTCTAGTGGTTTTATCTCTGCAAAAGTATCACCGTTTGGTTTCTTTCTAAGCAGTGACCTCGCTGCTATCCTACCACCTCGTACCGTAGAGTACCAAGCAAGCTGAGATACAAGCAAAGGCTCACCTTTTCTTTGCAATCTCTTGTTTATTTGCCTGTGCATTCCAATGACTAATCTTTCTAAGTTGTCATTTGCAGCACGTTTCTGTTCGTCTGCAGCATCATTGTGCACTCTTACAACTTGCTCAGAACCAGAAATAAAACTTTCTATCTTGTCTGCTAATGTTCTTAGTGAGTTAGTTGTGTAAGCATCTTCTGGGTCGACACCTTCTTCTTCGTCTGGGACAAAGTGAGTTAATCTCCATGAGGAGTAATCCATGTCCATTCTGTCATGTAAAGGTTGGTCTTGGTCAAATAGTGTTTCTATTTTATTTAAAACATCAGCAACTATTTCGTCTTGTGTCTTTCTAGCCATTATCTAAATCTCGTCACTGGGATAATCTCCCTTGAATAGTTTTCATTACCGGCATAACCAAACTGATTTACCATCAGATAAGTTAATGCCTTTACAGCATGATTATACTTGTCTCTCGGAACATTTCCAACTACCCCACCTTCTCGGTTCATCTGCCAACTGTAAACTCTGACCTGTCCGTCAAACGGATTTGGTCCTCCTCCAAGTTCAGAAATCAGTCCTTTGCAAGTAGGGTCAATGACTATTCCGGGCTCCATGTCTATCGGGTCTGGCTTGAGCATACTGTTCATTCTCTCAATACCGTCAATAATCTTTACGGGCTGGCTTTGCATAATTATATTTGCTTCTTTAAACCATATCTCAGTGTTTGATGGCATGGCTCCAGCGTGTGCATTTCCTGCAACGTCAATCACGCCAAACTTATCCGTGTTATTCCACCAAAATCTTTTCTTGGCTACCTCAATAATGTCGGAAGCAATCAATTCTCTCTCGTAAATTTCGTCAAATACCTGCACCTGCCCATCGATTATGTGGCACACCTCAACGGCATACGCACTTTCGGTCATTCTTGAGTACCCCGGGTCAACTGCAAGATACACAATCTCGTCTGGGTCATACTCAACTTCTCTCACATGAACGTTTACATTGAATGACGGATGCACCAATCCACTCGGAGGACTCGGGATTCCGGCGACACGTTCATTAAACCACTCCTCGGAATGCTCATTTCTCATCTTTTCTATTTCAGGGTCGTGCTCTCCCAACGGAAATATATGCGTATTAGTCCATGTAGGTAGTGAAAAACTTTTTGCACTCTCTAAATTTTGTATACCCGGTGATTGCCATGACGTAAATTGTTGGGGGTACCATCCTAGACTACCCTCAAAAGTACCCTCTAGGAATACCCAACCACGCTTTTCTGCTACTCTCTCCATCAATCGCCAATAACTTTCTTGGTCTAACTGCGAAGCCTCACAAGCAACGATGCCCATCGGGGCTTCCATCGCAAGTTTTCTGTAGTCAGTCGCAGACTTAGTTTTGATTATCAACGGTTTCAGGTTCTTGGAACCAACGGACACCTCGATGTATCCGGGGTCAACCTGCCTCGTGGCACGTTTAATTACACCTAGCCTGTTGAAGGCATCTCCAAGATAGTCAAACTCACCCCTAGTTCTTTCGTAATCAGCAGCCACTAGCCAATAGACACTGCCCGAAGCAGCATCAGGGTCTTCTACAATCTTGGACATTATCTTCTCAAACATATACATAGCACCAAGATTGGACTTACCTGCTCTCACGCCACCGGCAACCAGTTTGAATCTTGCCTCATCATTGAGTATCTCAAGCTGTGCAGCCGTAGGCTTGTAACCTATGGCACTGAATAAAGCATCACGTTGTTCATGTATCATGAGACACATTTTAGCATAAAATTTACAGGAGGTAGTACCACAGACACAGACCAGCAAGCGACCACAAGAACCACCCCCCTTGCTACCGACACATTGACACCGACACGATGATACCGATGACAGCCAGACCACCCAGCAACCACCACCACCCATCCACCCCACCACACGCATTTTTTTTTCCGAATCCGAATCATACGCACCTCTCAGAGGCTCTCAGAGGCTCATAGACGGGCTTTTGGGGCTTTGGGGGTATCATGCCTCATTGTGCCTTACGTTCCCATTCGTTCCCATTTTGTTATTTAGAATGCTTTTGAGAATGTCCCTGTCCTGTTTGGAATGGTTCTCAACTGTTTGGAATTTTGTCCTATCTGAGTTTAGAATGTCTTACGGCGTTTTATATGGCGTTACGCCGTGTCCTCTATTGGCTTTTTATCTTCTGAGATTGGCACATTTATATTTATTAATGCTTGGATTAGTGCATTTGCTTGGTCGTCAATTGTGGTTTGGTTCTTATTGTCTCCGTATCTGTCAGGATATTTTTTAGACAGGAGCCACTGGCTATTTTTACTCTTAACAGCCTCATTCTCTGCAGTCGTTAACTCCGTTAATTGCAGAGCCTCAAACTCAGTTACAGCCTCAGTAACTGTATCATGTAACTTAAGTGTTAGTTGCTTGTATCTGTCGCTAGGGTTCAGGTTCTTAGTATCTGTAACAGTAACAGTATCTATAGTATCTGTATCAGTTTCAGTATCTAATGTTACACGGACTTTTTCACCAAAACGGAGCCAACCCATAGCCACAGACTCAGAAACCCCACAGCGTCTAATTATGGCACTTGTGGGATGTAGTCCCAGCCGTTCTATATCCTGCTTTATTAACTGAATCTTTTTATTGTCTAACTTTATCTTTCTTGTCATGGTCTTTTTTATTTTATCAACTCTGTAATTTTATTTAAATGAATGTGTCACATTATCCCGTTTTAAATTAGGGGTTGACATATTATATTATAGTGTGTTTATAATAAGAGGGTGGTTAGTTGATGAAGTTAAATCTCAGGTGGGTTAGGGTTAGCAAACCCAGACCGACACACTAGGATTGAAACAGGTTGGGTTCGGTAAGTAGGTTGAGTAGAACACCAAAGATGAGGGGTCAAAGCAAAGTAGCTTAGGCTC